GGCGTTTCACCAGATAACCGAACTGGTGAAGTCGCAGTCGCGCGATGGCGATCCGGATTTCCCGACGTATTATAAAGAGCCATCGAAAACCATTCCCAACCCGAAGCTGAACCTGGTGTATATCTACGGTGAGAGCCTCGAGCGCACCTATTTTAATAACGACGCGTTCCCGGATCTGACCCCGGAACTCGGCGCGTTAAAAAATGAAGGTCTGGATTTCAGCAATACCATGCAACTGCCGGGTACCGATTACACCATCGCTGGCATGGTCGCCTCCCAGTGCGGTATTCCGCTGTTTGCGCCATTTGAAGGCAACGCCTCGGCGTCGGTCTCAAGTTTCTTCCCTAACAATATCTGTCTGGGCGATATCCTGAAAAACTCCGGCTATCAGAACTACTTTGTGCAGGGTGCCAACCTGCGCTTTGCCGGCAAAGACGTGTTCCTGAAATCTCACGGCTTTGACCATCTGTACGGTGCGGAAGAGTTAAAAAGCGTGGTGGCGGACCCGGCCTATCGTAACGACTGGGGCTTCTACGACGATACCGTGCTGGACGAAGCATGGAAAAAATTCGAAGAGCTTTCGCGCTCGGGCCAGCGTTTTTCACTGTTTACCCTGACCGTGGACACCCATCATCCGGATGGATTTATCTCACGTAGCTGCAACCGTAAACGTTATGACATCGACGGGAAGGCCAACCAGTCGTTCAGCGCGGTCAGCTGCAGCCAGGAAAACATTGCCGAATTTATCAATAAAATCAAAGCATCGCCGTGGTTTAAAGATACCGTTATCGTTGTTTCTTCCGATCATCTGGCGATGAACAACACCGCATGGAAGTATCTGAACAAGCAGGATCGTAACAACCTGTTCTTCGTGCTGCGCGGCGACCAACTGCAACAGGACACGCTGGCGGTAAAACGTAATACGATGGATAACGGCGCAACGGTACTGGATATTCTCGGCGGCGATAACTTTATCGGTCTTGGCCGTAGCAGCTTGTCTAGCGAATCCGTGTCGGAAGTATTCCTGAACATTAAAGAAAAAATGCTGGCGTGGAAGCCCGATATCATTCGCCTGTGGAATTTCCCGAAAGAGATGAAAGAGTTCACCGTCGACCAGGACAAAAATATGATCTCCTTCTCCGGCAGCCATTTCCGCCTGCCATTGCTGCTGCGTGTATCGGACAAACGCGTAGAGCCGCTGCCGGAAAGCGAATACTCGGCCCCGCTGCGCTTCCAACTGGCGGATTTCGCCCCGCGCGATAACTTTGTCTGGGTCGATCGCTGCTACAAAATGGCGCAACTGTGGGCGCCGGAGCTGGCGCTTTCTACCGACTGGTGCGTTTCACAGGGTCAGTTAGGCGGGCAGCAAATTGTGCAGCACGTCGACAAAGCCAAATGGAAAAGTAAAACCGTATTTAAAGATACGGTGATCGACATGGAGCGCTACAAAGGTAACGTCGATACGCTGAAAATTGTCGATAACGACATTCGCTACAAAGCAGATAGCTTCGTTTTCAACGTGGCGGGCGCGCCGGAAGAGGTGAAACAATTTAGCGGTATTTCACGCCCCGAATCCTGGGGACGCTGGTCCAATGCGCAGCTCAGCGAAGAAGTAACGATTGAGTACAAAGCCCCGCTACCGAAGAAATTCGATCTGGTCATTACCGCGAAAGCCTTCGGCGACAACGCTAATCGCCCTATTCCCGTACGCGTTGGCAACGAGGAACAGACGCTGGTGTTAGGCCATGATGTCAGCACCACCACCTTGCATTTTGATAATCCGTCGGACGCCGATACGCTGGTGATTGTCCCGCCCGATCCGGTTGCCACCAACGAGGGCAATATTCTCGGCCACTCGCCGCGTAAGCTGGGGATCGGGATGGTTGAAATCAAAATAGTGGCTGCTCAGGGATAA